ACGGCTATTGCTGTTCGCCAATTAAATGGTGGCATTACTGTTTATGGTTGTGGTGACTATGAAGTGCAAGGTGAAGAAGTTTATATAAAATGTGATGATGAAGTTTCGTTATGTAAAAAGTTTTTAAGAGATTGGCAAGATAACTATCCCGATATTATTACAGGTTGGAATACTGAATTCTTTGATATTCCTTATCTCGTAAATCGTTTTAAAAATCTTCTTGGCGAAGATGAAATGCGTAAACTTTCACCATGGAATAATGTGTGGGAAAGAAGAACCACTTTTAACGGGAGAGAACTAATTGCGTATAATATTTCCGGTGTTGCTGCTCTTGATTATATTGAGCTTTACAAATGGTATGCGCCAGGCGGCAAATCACAAGAATCGTACAGACTTGATAACATCGCACATGTCGAACTAGGTGAAAAGAAATTAGATTATTCTGAATATGATAATCTACACCAGTTGTATCGGTTGAATTATCAAAAGTTTATTGAGTATAATATTAAAGACGTAGAACTTGTTGTCAAACTAGAAGATAAACTAAAACTCTTACAGTTGGCCATTACTCTGGCATACGACACAAAAACTAATTATGAAGATGTTTTTGCTCAAACAAGAATGTGGGATTCTCTTATCTATTCTCACCTTCTGGCTAAAAGAATCATTGTGCCGCCAAAGGTTGTCAAACGAAAAGATTCTGCATTTGAAGGTGCTTATGTAAAAGAGCCACAAGTTGGTATGCATCCATGGGTCGCATCATTTGACCTTGATTCTTTGTACCCTCACCTGATGATGCAGTATAATATTTCACCAGAAACTCTTGTTGAATCTGATGATTATACTGATGAAATGCGTCAGGTGTTGATGCAAGGTGTCAATGTTGATAAAATGCTTGAACAAAAAATTGACACAAAAAATCTAAATGGTGTTACACTCACACCAAATGGCCAATTCTTTCGCACCGATATTCAAGGTTTCTTGCCAAAAATGATGGAAGAAATGTATGAAGATCGTAAGAAGTTTAAGAAAATGATGTTGAAGGCTAAACAAGATTATGTAAACGAAAAAGATGAAGTAAAGAAGAATGAAATTGGTAAACTAGTGGCGAGATATAATAATCTACAACTAGCAAAGAAAGTTTCACTTAACTCTGCTTATGGTGCATTAGGTTCTCAGTATTTCCGTTTCTATGATCTTCGCCAGGCACTTGCAGTTACAATGGCAGGTCAACTTTCTATTCGATGGATTGAAAAGAAGTTGAATCAATTTATGAACAAATTATTAAAAACGGAAAATGATTATGTCATCGCATCAGATACAGACTCGATTTATCTCCGCCTTGGTGAACTCGTTGATAAAGTGTATACGGGTGAGAAGAAAACTCCAAGAATTATCTCCTTCATGGACAAGGTCTGTGAGGATAAAATACAACCATTTATTAATCAGAGCTATCAAGAACTTGCTGACTACGTTCACGCATACTCGCAAAAGATGAGAATGAAGCGTGAAGCTTTGGCTGACAAAGGTGTATGGACTGCCAAGAAACGCTATATTATGCATGTGTATAATAACGAAGGTGTTGCATACGATGAACCTGATATGAAGGTGATGGGTCTTGAAATGGTCAAATCATCTACGCCTTCTGCTATTCGTGAGAAAATGTCTTTGCTCATTAAAATTATGATTACCAAAGATGAAGCAGCAGTTCAAGAATTTATTGCAAACTTTCGTGCAGAGTTTAAGAAACTTCCGCCTGAAGATATTTCTTTTCCAAGAGGCGTGAATGGTATCAGAGAATACTCTGATTCTATATCGATATATAAGAAAGGTACACCAATTCATGTCAAAGGTGCGTTGATATACAATTACATTCTTAAAGAAAAAGATTTAACAAAAAAATACCCTTTGATACAAGATGGTGAAAAATTAAAATTCTCTTATCTCAAAACACCTAATCCTGTAAAAGATACAGTCATTTCATATCCAAACAGATTGCCAGTCGAACTAGGTTTACATGAGTACATTGATTATGAATTACAGTTCGAGAAATCCTTTATTGAACCAATTAAGATTATTCTTGATTGTATGGGTTGGCATGTTGAGAAACAGAGTTCATTAGAGGACTTTTTCGCATGATTAAAATTAATTCTCAAGTGTGGTTGCCATTTGTAACTGCAATCGCATTGTCAGTAGTAGCCGCATATTATTCAATCATTGGTTTGGCACAGATATTTCCTGGTTCTTTTTGGCCAGTTGTTATCATGGGATCGATACTTGAAATTGCTAAACTGGTTACAATTTCTTGGTTATACAACAATTGGTCATTTGCAGGTAAATTACTTAAAACATACTTTTCAATTGCGGTGTTTTTGTTAATGACAATTACATCGATGGGTATTTTTGGTTATCTTTCAAAAGCACACATTGATTCTACAATTGTTTCTGGTGCAAACACCGTACAGTTAAGAAACATCGAAGCACAAGAAAAGATTGCTAAAGAACGATTGACATATCTGTTACAACGTGCAGGTGACCCTGCAACGGCCACGAATAGAATTGACCGGCAGATACAAGAAACACAAGCAGAAATCAAACGAATTACAACTGAAAAATTACCTTTACTTGCAGAAGAAAATAAACTGACGGCAGAAATTGGTCCAATTAAGTATGTCGCCGAACTTTTCTTTGATAAAGCAGACCCATCTTTTATAGATAAAGCTGTACGATCTGTTATTATTACAATCATTATCGTATTTGACCCATTGGCAATCTTACTTTTAATTGCCGCTCAAAAAACATTCAAACAAACCCGTAAAAAGAAGATTATTACGGTAGAAGATGGGGAAGAAAAGATTATAGAGGTTGACGATGATGATGATATTGTGATACAATATGATATGGAAGATATAAACGAAGTTATCCCTAAATCTAAGATTACCAAACTTGACGGAGGTTCATTTTAACATGGGTTTATTAGACAAACTGAAAAAGAATACGACAATTAAAGAATCGTCTATTCTTGAAAAATCAAAATTCTTTACTGAAAAAGATATGATTCCTACTGATGTGCCTATGATTAATGTGGCACTATCAGGCAGGTTAGATGGCGGCCTTGTACCAGGTCTTACAATGTTGGCAGGTCCATCTAAACACTTCAAAACAGCATTTGCATTATTAATGGCATCTGCATACATGAAGAAGTATAGTGATGCTGTTGTTCTATTTTATGATTCAGAATTTGGCACACCACAGAAATATTTTGAAACATTTGATATTGATATGGGTCGTGTTCTTCATACACCAATTACTGATGTAGAAGAATTGAAACATGATATTATGAATCAATTGCAAGGCCTGGAAAAAACAGACCATGTAATTATTGTAATCGATTCAATTGGTAATTTGGCTTCTCGTAAAGAAGTTGAAGATTCACTTGAAGGCAAATCTGTTGCAGACATGACCCGTGCAAAACAAATCAAATCATTGTTTCGTATGATTACACCACATCTTACAATTAAAGATGTACCAATGGTTGTTGTCAATCACACTTATAAAGAAATTGGCATGTTTCCAAAAGATATTGTTGGTGGTGGTACAGGTTCTTACTACTCTGCTGATACAATCTGGATTCTTGGCCGTCAGCAAGAAAAAACTGGTGGTGATATTGTTGGTTATAACTTTATCATCAATGTTGAAAAGTCTCGTTATGTTCGTGAAAAATCTAAAATTCCTGTCACAGTATCATTTGAAGGTGGTATCAACAAATATTCAGGTCTACTTGAAATTGCTCTTGAAGGAAACTTTGTTTCGAAACCTACAGCTGGTTGGTATGCAAAAGTAAATCAAGAAACTGGTGAAATTGATAGTCAGAAGTTCCGTGAATCTGATACTAACACAAAAGAATTTTGGAAAGATATTCTAAAAAATGCTAAGTTTAAAGAATTCATTTCGAAGAAATATTCTATCTCCTATGGTAGCATTATGGGAGAGGATGTTTCGGAAGAAGAAGTTACCGAAGTATAGATTTCAAAACTCACCTGTAGATGATGTAACATGGGTTCAAATTACTGATGGTAGATATTCATCAGTAGTTTTTTCTTATGGTACAGTTCGATTCTCTTGGGAACTAGACATTCCTAAACTACAATTTAGTTACAATATTCTGCACTCAGGTAATCATGATCCTGATCTATTGAAAAATGATCAAGAATTTGTTACAATGATGGGAGATATTCTTACAGAAATAATTATTGCGAATGAACCGATTAGAACAAACAATCCTCAAGAATCTGATTTACAATGATGACTATTCACGAAAAGTTTTGCCTTTTCTGAAAGCAGAATACTTTAACGACCTAACCGAGAAAACGGTATTCAATGAAGTCCAAGAGTTTATCAACAAATACAAAAATCTACCAACACATGAAGCACTTGTAATTAATTTTACTGAAACTAAAAATCTAAGTGAAGAACAAGTCCGTGAATCAATACAACTTCTAAAAGAATTACACGAAGGTCGTAAAGAAGATACAGAAAAACAATGGCTCATTGAACAAACAGAAAAGTTCTGCCAAGATCGTGCAATCTATAATGCAATTATGGAATCTGTATCGATACTTGATGATAAACAAGGCCGCAAATCAAAAGGTGAAATACCAACTTTGTTGAGTGAAGCACTTGGAGTTTCATTTGATTCATCGATTGGTCACGATTACATGCAAGATATGGATCGCCGATATGATTTCTATCACAAGACAGAAGCTCGTATCAAATTTGACCTTGACATGTTCAACAAGATCACTAAAGGTGGTCTGCCAATCAAAACATTGAATATCGCTTTGGCAGGTACTGGTGTTGGTAAATCATTGTTTATGTGTCATATGGC